TTAGCTAGCCAGCGGCCCTCTCCTATTAGCCAAGCCTTTTTCCACGATCGAGCCAATCAGCGCTCCAGCAAACGCCGAACAGTCACGTTCAGCGCATCCAGCTCCCCCATCTTTTTGATTGCCCACATCCGGCGTTGACCGTGCCAGCCCATCAACGGGCCACGGTGGCAGCTCTCGCACAAGGCCACTGCCGTGCTGACGCTGCTCGATGTGGTGTGCCTCGCTGGGCCCGGGCTGGTCGCAGACACTGCAGGGCAGTTCCTTGACGGCAGCCAGGTGGGCGCGCTCTTTGTCATTCAGCCGATTGAGCATTGCCGCCCTCCTCGGGCTTTTCGCCGTACTGCAACTCCAGCGCCAGCTGCGCGTAATGGATCACCTTGCGCAAATCCTCGGCCCCGTTCTTGGCCTTGTGCCGGGTCGCGTACTTGATGATGTTTCCCTGAAAGAAGTCCAGGCCGTTGGCATGAATGAACTCGATGGGCTGGATCCGGCAGTCCTTGTAATGGCTGCCACCGGCCTGGGTGTCCAGAGCGCTTTTCACCACCATGCGCGCCCCCTGTCCTCTACCGCCACCAGGCTGCCGTAGTCGTCGACCACGCAGACAGTGCTGCTGCCCACCTGCACCCGGTTGCAGCAGCGGTTCTCCATCCAGTGCTCGATCAGGTAGCGGCCATCGCTCAGGCGCTCATAGGTCGGCCACACCAGCTGCGTGATGCGCGAGGTACTGGGCGGCTTGCGCTGGCCGGCCAGCGGTACGACCTTGCCAAAGAATGCGGGGCTCAGTGCCTGCGTCATTTGATCACCCGCACTTCCCGCCCCAGCAGAGCCTTCATTAGATGGCGTTTGATCTTGAATTCCGGGGTCTCCACGCCCTTCACGTCCTCGATCACCTCGGCGCCCTGCTCCAGGTACACAAAGTCGGCGACGTAGCGAATCGCAGGCCGGGCGCGCGCAGCGCCAGCAAACTTCACCGATGGAACCATCTCGAACACCACCTGCCGGCGCAGATCGCTGATGTGGCCGCCACGCTGCAGCATCTGCAGGTGTGACCATCGTCGGAGCTCGGCCAAGCTGTCGAACTTGGTGCCATCCCCCGCCACGATCTTCTTGTTTCGGTACTTTGAGCCCGACGCATTCGGAACCAGCTTCAACGCATAGCTTGTCAACTTCATTGCTTTGCTCATGCAGCCCCACCTTGCTGGTAAGCCATCACCGCAGCGGCCGTCTTGCGCTTCTCCTGGTTCAAACGAATCCGGTCCGCCCGGGCCAGGACCTGGGCGTGGGTGAAGCGGCCGGCCTTGCGGGCAAAGTGATCGCGCAGCTTGGCCAACTGCTGCAGAGCGGTGCGCTCTACTCCTGATGAAGCGATCTCCGGCGCAGGCAGCGCCAGCACAGCGCGTGGTGCAGGCAGCTGAAGCTGGTGGCGCACATCCTCGGTCAATGCCTCAAGCCCACCAGGCAACCGCCCCGCAGCCACGGCCTCCTGCAAAGCACGGGTACGCCCTTCCGGATCGTGCCCAAGGCTCACCTGCACCATAGGGTGCTGGCGCAGGGCGCGGGCCTCGCCCGTAATGCGGCCGTAGGCCTCCACGAAAGCCTGCCGGGCGCCGAACTTATCGCCAGCACGCAGCAGCGGCGCAGCTACGGCCCAGGCATCGGCAATCTCGTTCGTCCACACGATGGTGGCGCGGTCGTCCGAGCTGGACAGCGCCAGCGCATAGGCCTCCGCCGGCAGCAGCCGGCCCATGGCGTGGTCCACGTACTGCAGCACGGTGCCGGTGAGGATCTGGCCCTTGTGCTCGGCGCGGATACGGGCCAGCGCCATGCGCAGCAGCGACTTGTCGATGTGGGACAGGTCAGAGGCCAACAGCTTCAGCGAAGCCGGGCGGATCTGCTGCCCGGACAGCTCCATGGTCGCGCCCAGCTCTTCAATCAGCCAATCGGTGTCGAGTTCGTCAAGCATTGCCGCCCTCCCTGGTCTGGCGCATCAAGCGCTTGGCTTCCTCGATGGCATCGAAATTCGCGCTGCTCTTGTCCGCTGCCCGCGCAGCCGTCGCCGTCACGGCCTGGCCGCGCGCCCACTGGGTGCGGTAGCCCTCGGCCTGGTTGACCAGCATGCCCATGCCATGGGAGTTCTTCACCACAAAGGCCTCGCTCACGTTCGACACGTACCACGCAGCCACCAACGGCGCCTCCTCGTGCCCCAGGCGCTTGACCAGCGCTTTGACGTTGGCATTCACCGGGGCGTTGCGAACGGGCTTGACCCCGTAGCGCTGCTCAAACGCGAAGCTGTAGGCCGCCCAGGTTTCCCGGCAAGCCGCCTGCAGTCCGGTTTCCTCGGTGTTTTCAGCTTGCCCTGCCCCACCACGGCCCGGCTGCAAAGCAGGCGGGGATGGTTCATTGGCGGTTAAGTGACGGTTCAATTGATGATTTGGGGGCGGCATTTGCCGCCACATTGGTTTTTCGCTTGGTGGTGCGCTTGCTCTCTGCCGGCGCCTTGCTGGGATCGAAACGCTTGGGGCAGATGGTGTAGCTGGTGCTGGTGTTGTGGCGGTACTCGCGGAACACAGCGCCAGCCGCTTGCAGCCAGGCCAAGGCATCGCGCACAGCGCGCTCGGACAGGCAGGTACGTGCGGCAATGGTCCCGACTGCAGGCCAGCACACGCCATCGTCGTTAGCCTGGTCGGCCAAAGAAATGAGGACAGCCTTCTGACTCGGGCTCATACCCTGCAGAGGCCAGCAGGCCGCCATGATGATCGTGCTCATCGCTCAGACCTCGCGGCTTCGGGCTTGCCTGCGGCGTTCACGGCGCGCGCGGCCTGGCGCAGCTTGCGCAGCACCTCCTCGGCCTCGGCAATCTCGCGCTCGATCTGCGCCAACTCGTTGTCCGAGATCACACCATCCTGCATGGCATCAATCACCGCCGTGGTGACATGCGACGTCTCCAGCACCAGCTTGGACACCTTGGCCACCGGGCTCGGCGCGTCGGCCATGGGCCCCGTCACCAGCTCAAAGCGGCCGCCACACTCCTGGGCCACCACGGATGCGTAGTCATAGCAGTGGGGCCGGCCCTCTTCGCAGGCAATGCGGGCAATGATCAGCGCATCCACGGCGCCCAGTTTGTGAGAGGCCGCGCCGGACAGCTCTTTGCGCAGAACCTCGCCAGTCTTGCCAATACGTACGGCCACCACTTCGCGGCCGCCAGGATAGTTATCTACGCCACGGCGCAGGGCATCAAGTGTGCTCATGTCCGGATCTCCAGAAAAAGGACGTTGCGGGCTGGGCCGCCGAGAAAGACACTGCCTGCATGCAAACGACAACAGGTCAAGGGATAGGAAAAGGTGCCCGCCGCACGCTGGGCTATGCTGGAAGCTCCTACACAACCAGCGCTAGCGAGGGCAGACATGAAAGAACCAATAGAGCTGCAAGCGCAAATCGATGTGCTGAGGCAGGTCGTTTTCAGCTTGGCTGCACTGAACCCGACCAACGAACTGATCAAAGACGTGCGAATTCGGCTAGAGGTCTGGGAGGACATGCACATACCCTCCCAAGTCAGCGAGAACTACCTGGACCATGTCCGGGAGGAAAGCGGCCGGGCTCTGCAAACCCTGGAGGCTCTGAAGAATGCTCACCCGGCAGATATGGGCCCATCGCAGCCAAAGCGGTCATCTGCTCGCAAGAAGATTGCAGTGAAGAAGTCCTAGCAGCAGCCTCCCGATCCCGGGCACGACCCCGTTTCACCGATGCAAAGAGTTGCGAGGCACGCCATTCGCGCCGAGCTTTCATGCGCTTGACGGATTCAGGGATGGGGCCACCGAAGCGGTATCGCTCATTCATATGTGACCTCCTGGAAAAGGGTGCCAGCCACCTCCCGAGGGAGAATGGAAGCTCCTACACAACCATTCCCGCGAGGGGCGGACATGAACAACGACATCGAAGCGCTAACCGAAGCGCTCCAGCAAAATTTGCATATCGTGCAGATGCTCTCCAAGCGCATCGAACTCTTGGAGGAACAATTGGAGGAAAGCGCTGCGCAAAGAATGGCGCTCATGCTTTCGCTCCGCTCGACAATTCGCAACTCACCACAGAGCGGTCAAATCGCGGCAACGGCGGAGCGCCTGGCAGCACTGATGCAGGTGCAGCCTGGCGTCCTTCTTCATGGTGGGAAGAGCACTTTTCAAAAGATGAAGTTGCACCTGGACTGGATGACAGCCGCAAACCAGCAAGAGGGCTAACCGCCATCACATCAGGGCCATGCATCGCCCTGTGCATTGCCTCCACTACAGCAAAGCTCTGCACGGAGCGGCGATACGCGGCGCGTGCGCGCATGAGCTGCCGGCGTGATGCAATGCGCTTGATGGTGTCAGTCATTGCCCACCTCCTTGGTTGAGGTGGATGGCTGCGCCGCAGCCCAAAGCCAGCGATGACGATGGACAAATTAATGTTGTGATTCATGGAGAGCATGCAAATGGACTGGACAGCAATCGGTGGCATCGCAGGATCAATCTCCGCTGCCCGCGACATCGCAAAGGGAATGAGCGCGATGCGCGACACCGCGCTCATCAACGAGAAAACCGCAGCCCTGTTGGAGCAGTTGCTCAAGGCGCAGGAGGGACTCCTCGCTCACAACACCGCTCTTTTGCAGCTCCAATCGGATCTGGCCAAGTTGCAAAAGGAAAATCTGGAACTGAAGGCAACCATCGATGAGCGCGGCAAATACACGCTGGTCACGCTGGCTAGCGGTGCAGTTGCGTTGCGCAGCAATCTCTCCAGCAACCACGCAGGGGCCGCAGAGCCAGGAATCGATGAGGCGCCCCACTATGTCTGCCAGCCCTGCTTCTCCATTGGCAGGTCTGTTGTGCTCCAGCGCACTTGGGTCATGGGTACCGACAACGGACTCGCCTGTCCCGCCTGTAAAGCCCATGTCTTCGATAAGTGACATCACTCCACCTCCTTGGTTGAGGTGGATGGCTGCGCCAACTCTGGCCAGATGTTCTGCCAGTCTTCCGGGCGCAAGTCGCGCCGCGTCACCGCCCCCTTGGTGGTCGACTCAATCGCAACAGCCATCCTCTCGGGGATAGGCCGAACGCCTTTGGCCCACTGATTGATGGTTGGAGCCGTCACATTGAGACAGCGCGCTAGCGCGGCCTGGCTACCGGCAATTTCTGCAGCAGCGGCGACTGCTAATCCAGGAGTGGCATATGTCATCCCTCGATAATAAGGCATAGCCTAATCATCAACAATAGGCATTGCCTAGAGAACCCTGCAATCGGAATATTAGGCAATGCTTACAGGTGAAAAATTAGGCGGTGCCATCGAGGCAGCCATCAAACTCAAGGGCGTCACAAAGAAGGAAGTGGCGGCGCACTTTGGCGTCCAACCACCTTCTATTCAGGATTGGGTAAAGCGCGGCACGATTGGCAAGGAAAAGCTGCCCAAGCTCTGGTCGTACTTCTCTGATGTAGTGCCTGCGACTCATTGGGGTCTTGATGCAATTCCAGCAGCAGACCACACGGATTCGACCACACACAGTTTGGACACCTCGATCGTTCCGGCTTACCACGCACCCGATGCCGTACTGGTGCCCTTATTGAGTAACTGCGGAAGCATGGGCCCAGGATCTGAACTACTCGAGTCAGATGTCATCGTTGGCGACCTAGCGCTATCCCCGCATTGGATCAATCAGCAGATCAGACCTCAGAACCCACAAGAGCTGCGCTTCATCCACGCATACGGCGACAGCATGGCCCCAACATTCACAGATGGCGATGTCCTGCTCGTGGACACAGGGCTTAGTGCACGTGACCCCAGCTCACGTGAAGGCGTCTACGTTTTGCGGGCGAATGATCGAACTTTCATCAAGCGTGTCACCCCCACCTTTGACGGCAAGCTGCAGGTGACCAGCGACAACCCCAGCGCCAAGACTGTTCAGACTCTCAATGGCGATCACCAAGTGGATGTGGTGGGTCGGGTTGTTTGGGCCTGGAATGGGAAAAGGCTGTAATCGGTGCGACTGATTCAGATCTTCCCAAGAGGTGCGTCATGAGAAATAACTGTGCAGCATTGCTTTCGGTTATTTTCTGCTTCTGTGCCACACCCGCCCTGGGCCAGCAAACATGGCAGGCCGACCTCAGCAGCTACGTGGGCCCGGTCGCAAGAGTCGGGCTTCCTTCAGAAGGCGCCACGAGCCGCTTGGTTTTGATTGCATTTGAATACGCGACCCAGTGCAACCCGCTATTTACCTACGTAGAACTGCAAGGCCCAAGGTTCGGAGTAGCTGAAAAGCAGTCTTCATTGCCTCCATCAAGCATCGGCGGAGCCATCAATGACAAGCGCTACTCAGGCAACTCCGCAGCAATGACGCTTTATAGCAACGGGATTGAGGTCGGGTTTGCCATGCCTGATGAGATGGCGATGGCACTGACATCCGATCCAATCACCTCGATCTCATTCACAACACCCACTGGCAAAGAAATACCGCTTCCAACAGCTGGTCTAAGCAACGCCGCTGCAAAGGCACTAGACGCCTGCACGCAAAAGGTTTTTTTCTAGGACTACTGGTTCTCGCTGTTTCACGGAAGCAATGGGTGCAGGCAGACTTGCGGGCGCTGGCCTGCATTGACCATCATTCCGAAACGCGATGACCGGCCTGCTTGTACTGATCACAGACGGCAAATGACCCTGCGCCGCCATCCAGCTAGAAGCTCGAAAGCCGTCACTCATTGGCCTGCATGGCCTGAAAAGCCTCGATTTCCTGCAGTCCGATGTCTTGCGCTGACGCAACCTGGTCCATTTCAAAAACAGGTTCCCCATCGCACATGGACCTGCCCCGTGCGTAGGTTATACTGTTTGTTACAAATTACTTCCTAGATCTGATTAAACAACTGTGTGGTGCGTAACATAGAAAATGTGGCAGGTTTCATAGCTAGATTTAGAGCTGTTTTTTTATTTAGTACGCCTGCTGAAGGGCCAAGCTATAAGCCCCTTGGGCCATTTTTGTGGTGCCAATTTAGATCACAAGCGCCAGATATGGCCTGCGCGTTGGCGCGGTCCACATTACGTTAAGTGGTGCAAGCCCCCACATTCGAAAACTCTCAGCATTCAATTCAACCATGGCCTTTTGGACATCACACATGCGAATAGGTGCGGCCACCCTCGCCTTGTCATTTGCAGTATTTTCTTTGGCAAGTACTGCAAATAGCGCTGACCAGTCGATACCTGCAGCAGCAACAAGCTCAAGTTCGGCGAACTGCCAGTCAGTTCCACCGAAAGCCAAGCCACGTCCCGCACCAACACCAAGTGCCCAATCCGCGAATCCTACTAATGTGGTTCAAGTATGTGCCCCGGTTTTTTCACCCGCTTTAGTGCCAGCAGCAGTTCCTTCGGACACGTCGCCACCACTGCCGTCGAAGGCCGAACCGCCGTCGGATTTCAGTAAAAGTCCGACAAGTGCGGAAGCGGAGTCAGTGAACTCATTCAGATTCAAGATCAAGGACATTCTAGAAGCCGAGGTTAACTCCGGCAGTAGATGGCTGATTTGGTCCGTCGTTGCAATATTCGCAATATTCGCAGCTCTCATCGTGCTTGTTGCAAAGTCGCCTGCGGCGAAGTCAGTTGCTCCTTGGGTCGTTTGGCTCGTTGGAGTCGTTATCGTCGCCGCACTAATGCTTTTCGTTGTCCCGCGGTGGTCCTCAAACACAACAAGCCCAGTTGCACTTGACAAGCTAATTGAGCTCTACTCTAGTGGATCTCAAACCGTCGCCAACGAATCGATTTCCCGACTCGAATTTAAAGTCGATCAGCTTCATCGAGAGCTCCGCGAGAGAGATAGCCGTCTAGAAACTATCCCGGCACTACCCAGTAAGATTGAAGCTCAATCCTTTTCACCTGGGCTGATTCTCCATATATTCGTTTTCGGCATTCTGGCAGCTACGGTGGCTATTGTGGTGCTGCTTGCACAAGCGAAACATTGGGGTGTGCGTCGTTGGCCATTTGCCTTACGCAATACGACCGCCCCCTCTCCCACGACCGTACCTGCTCAGGAGAATTTGCCTCTGGACGCAATCTTCCGCCTAGAGGACGAACTATCGATGCTATCGATGAATGCCGATAAGGTATACCGTTCCTTAAAGGCCGACGAGAAGCCTAACATTCCCAGTCCGGCCGAATTTCTTCGGACCCTTAACACTGTGCGAAGAAAAATGGAAGGCGCGAAAAACACTGGAGAAGATTCGGAATACTTAGCTCCTTTGCAGGATTTCAATTTTAAGAAGCAAGTTAAATTCTTTGAATTTGATAAAATTAATGATGCGCTCCGTGAACTGGATGAAACGCTTATGAGTCGATATGAGTCCAGGGACAAAGACTGGCATCTGCATGCACTTGCTGCTCTCGCCCGAGCGCGACGCGAACTCATTGCAGTCTGCGAGCCAGTTTCTGAAGGCCCCGAACCCGACATCGGCGGCAGCACCAGTGCCGCCTAA